CTGTTATCGTTGACCCCAATAATCAATTCGCAAAAACTTTAAAAACGGCAGGAAGTCTTGAAGAATGGAAACGCGCTTATCTTTTAGCTAGACCTTCAACAATCGCCCGCGCTACTATTGCGGCGTCAGTTGCCGCACCACTTTTGAAACTTTTGGACGAAAGAAATTTTGTTTTTTACGTACACGGCAAAACACGCGGCGGCAAGTCTACCGCTTTATATTTGGGCGCGTCAGCAGTTGGAGCAAAAGAAATGGTTAGAGTTTTTGACGCTACCAACAACGGCTTAATTTCTGCCCTAGCTGATTGTAACCATTACCCATTTTTTGTCGACGAGAAGCAAGCGGCAGACCCGAAACTTCGCGCAGATTTTCAACGCTTTATCTATTCGGCGGCTAATGGTGTCGAAAGAGCACGCGCCACTAAAGACGGTACGTCAAGACCTGTTAAAGAGTGGCAAAATATAACATTGTGCAACGGCGAAACTGAATTGTTGGACGATACTGCTACAGGCGGCGCACATACAAGACTTTTGCAAATTGCCGCACCAGATACTATTTTGGACGCTGAAACTTGCAAAGAAATTCGGCAGATTATAGGCAAGAATTACGGACACGCCCTGCCACTGTTTTTAGCGCAGTTAGAAAAAGAAAATGTTGACAAGTTGCGGGAAGAATACCGCACTGCTCAAGAAATTTTACAAGCAAGATACCCTAACATTTTGCCAGACCATCTTAAGTATGTTTCTTTGCTTGCCGTTGCGGATAGAATTTTAAATGAAGCCTTAGGAATTGTTAAATTTGAAGAAGGCGTAAAAATCGCCGCCGATTCAAATTTAGACTACACCGAGCTTTTAAATTTTGTACCTACGCTTGAAGAAATTGACGATACAGCGCGTGAAGAAAATATTGTTTCAGCTTTTATTGCGTCGAAATCTGCTCATTTTGAAGGAAACGAAAATTTCAATAAAGATAGAGGATTAGATATTTTCGGTAGACAAAAAGACGGCTTTTTATATGTCATTTCGGCGATTCTTGATAAATATCTTGCCGAGAACGGCTACAACGCCAAAAAGATTGTTGCAGATTTAATCGCCAGCGGTTATTTCATACCTGCAGATAAAATCGACAAGGGCAAAAAAGCGCGGGACACTGTTTGCTTATGGGTAAATGGTAAAAATAACCGTTGCTACAAAATCAAGTTTGATTCAGATGATTAAAACCTAACCAAAAATCAAAAGTGGTTAGGTGGTGGTTAGGAAAGTGGTTAGGTAATTTTTGGCGTCATAACAACATATATATATAATCCTAACCACCTAACCAACATAACCAATATTTTTCCCTATATGCAAAAAATAATAATAAACAAAAAAAAAATCGCCTCAAAAAAAATCTATATATTGCTAAAAAAAGTGGTTAGAGTGGTTAGAGTGGTTAGACGTTGATTTAACGCCATTTTTTCATTGAAAAGTGGTTAGGAAAGTGGTTAGGAATGGTTAGGAAAGTGGTTAGGAATGGTTAGGAAAGCGAAAAATAGCGCAAATGATAATGATTCTTACTAATTGAGAATCGCGCAGGTTGAAAGTTACTTAATCGTGCGTGCAAAGGAAGTGATAAAGTGTCGAATGTACAGCAAATAAACGGCGTAGCGATTCAGCATATTGTTTCAAGACTGCGCGAAAAAGGCGCGGCGATAGAGCGGGCGGCAAAGCAAGCACTGCGCGACGGCGCGGCGGAAATAGTGAATGACGCAAAAAGCCGTTGCCCAGTAAAGACAGGCAAATTAAAAAATTCAATTCATTACATTAATGAAAATGACGGCATCACGATTAAGATAGTGGCGGACGCCAAAAATGAACAAGGCAAGCCGTATGCAAAGATTGTTGAGCATTCGCCGAAAATCAACCACCCTTTTTTATATCCGGCGATTGACGCGCAAAAAAATAATCTGTCAGAAAAAATAAAATCAGCAGTTCGAGGAGAGATTTAAGAATGAATGAAAATGAAAATAAAATGATTGAAACTTCAACGGAAACAACACCGGCAACTGAAACTTCAACTGAATCAAAGAAAAATTATCCCAAGTTGTTTAATGAAGAATTACCTACTTTAATTTGTGGCGAAAATATCTACAGAATGAAAAAAACAATAAGAGTTGCAATAGAGGTAATGAAGTTTACAGAAACACGGCAGGAATTAAAAGTCAGTGAATATCTGCAACGCCACATTGAAATATTAGCCATTGCATTTGGCGTAACACCTGCCGAGATTGAAGAAAAAGTGGCGTTAAGTTATGTAATCACAAAATATGTTGAAATTTTAAAATATGTTACCAGCGAATTTATCAATCTTAAATATCAGCAGTTGTATTCGGATATGACGCGCACGCACGCGCAAATAGAAAGTGAAAAATTATTAGCCGAAATGGCAAGAGATAAAGAACTTGAAGAACTTGAAGAACTTGAAGAACTTGAAGAATCAGAAACAAAGTTAAAGGATTAGCGAAATGAATATTTTTAGTTATTTGGTTAGCTTTTTCAAAAGAGACCCGCCAAAATCTAATTTGCAAATGCTCAGCATACCAACGGCGCAAATATCGAGTTGGAGCGGCGCGGCTTATGAAAATGACATATACAGGGCGGCGATTGACGCAATAGCCAGAAACGCGGCGAAGCTAAAACCTGTTCATACGATAACAGACCCAGTATCAAAAGAAAAAAAGCCGGCGGATAAACAAGCAAAGCAAACGTTACAGAAAATCTTGCAAGTTTCACCAAATCCTTATATGACAACTTACGATTTACTGTACAAGCTAACAACGCAATATTATTTGTATAACAATGCATTTGCCTTGCTTGACTGGACAGAGGGCGGCAGATTAGCGGGGATATATCCTGTAAATTTTGTCAGTGTCAACTTTGCGATGGACGGCTCAGGCAGTCTTTACTGCGAATTTACATTCAAAAACGGCAGGAAAGCGCAGTTCAGCTACAATGACTTGATACATATTCGGCGGCACTTCAACAGCAATGAATTTTTAGGCGACGATAACGCGGCTTTAAATCCTGCGCTAGAGTTAGCACACACTCAAAATGAAGGTATTGTTGCAGGTATAAAAAACAGTGGCAATTTGCGCGGGATTTTAAAACTAAGTCAGTTATCAAAAGCCGCCGACGCAAAAGAAACACGCAAGCAATTTATCAAGGATTTTCTTAATCTTTCCAATACGGGCGGAATAGCCGTTTTAGACCCTAGCGCAGATTTTGTACCACTAAACAGCCCGCCACAGCCTTTAGATACAGGGCAGATACAGGCAGTGAAAGAAAAAATCTATTCTTATTTGGGGATAAACGAAAAAATTGTAAATAGCAGTTACAGTGAAGATGATTTTTCAGCATTTTATGAATCAGTAATCGAACCGCTTGCAACGCAATTATCGCTAGAGTTTACGCGCAAGATATTTTCGGAGCGTGAAATAGCATTTGGCAATCAGATAATCTTTGAAAGTGGCAGGTTACAATTCAGCAGTAACAAAACAAAGATTGAATTGATAAAAGAATTAACGCCTTTAGGATTGTTATCAATCAATCAAGCCTTAGAAATTCTAAACCTTGCACCAGTCGAGGGCGGCGATAGAAGGTTACAAACTTTAAATGTTGTCGATTTTGGCAAGGCGACAGAATATCAGTTGGCAAAGGCAAATGCAGAATCAAACATAAACAAAAAAGGAGATAAAAAAAATGGAGTTCAGGCAAGTACCAATAACAGCGACACAAGCACCGCTAAAAGTTGAAGGATATGCAGTAGTTTTTGACAAACCCGCGCAGGTAGGAAATTTTACTGAAATAATCCTGCGCGAAGCACTTAACGGCACAGATATTTCGGACGTTGCACTGTTTTACAATCACGATACACGGCAGATACCGTTAGCGAGAACGCCAAATACACTGTCTTTAACCGTCGATGAAACAGGATTGAAATTTTCGGCAATTCTTCCGAATACCGAAGAAGGGCGCGCAGTTTATGAAAGTGTCAAGCGCGGCGATTTAAGAGGTTGCAGTTTTGCCTTTAAAGTTGCAGAAGGCGGCGAAGAGTGGCAAGGCGATAACCGCACAATAAAAAACATTGAAAAAATTTATGAATGTAGCATTTGTACATTTCCTGCCTATACTGAAACTTCAGTACAAGCAAGACAACAACAGAAAGGATTTTCAGAAATGACAACTACCAACAACACAAATTCAACCAACACCGAAAATAACCAAGAAACTTTTGGAAGCAACGCACAAGTTTTACTGCGTAATGTTGCAGGATTAGATACATTGGACACTTCCAAGCATTTTGACGCCGATAATGTTTTAGACACTGCCGAATATCGCACTGCATTTTTTAAACAACTTCAAGGCAAGACTTTAACGCCAACTGAAAAAGCGGCAATGACAGTAGCAAGAGAAAGTTTTGAAAAACGCTCAAATGAATTTAATACCAGCACTAACAGCGCGGCTTTAATTCCTACTGAAACATTAAACGAAATAATCAGCAAGGCGAGAACGCAAGGCGGATTAATTTCGGAGTGTAGGGGATTTTCTGTACCTTCAGGGGTTTCAATACCTGTTGCAACGCCTAAAGAAAAGGCGGCGTGGCACACCGAAGGAGCGGCGGTAGAATCAGAAAAAATTGATTCTACGAATGTAACTTTTAACGGCTACGAAATTCTTAAAATTATGTCATTATCGCTTAAGACACAATCAATGACAGTTTCAGCCTTTGAAAGTTATTTGGTTGAAGAATTAAGAAGTTGCGTAATGGAAACAATCGAGGACGCGATTATAAACGGTACAGGAGCGGGACAAGGTACAGGGATAATGACAGTCTTTGATACTGATAACACAATAACGCTTGCAAATCCTTTGAGTTATGCAAGCGTTACGGCGTCAATAAGCAAATTAGGGCGCGGCTATGCAAGAGGCGCAAAATTCGCAATGAATAATAAATCTTTGTGGACAACGTTTTATACAATTACAGACAACAACGCGCGCCCGTTGTTTGTACAAGACCTGCAGAATCAAGGCATAGGTAAAATTTTAGGTTATGACGTAGTGATAGACGATAACATTCCCGACAACACTATAATTTTCGGCAACTTTAAATATATGTCATACAATCTGCCGCAAGGGATAGTTATTGAATCAAGCAGAGAATCAAGTTTTAAATCAGGATTGATTGACTACCGCGCAATAGCAATAGCGGACTGCAAGCCTTTGCTTAAAGAAGCATTTATAAAAATTCAGTGGACAGAATAACCAAAGGCGGAGATATTATGTTGACGCTTGAAGAAGCTAAAGCAATTCTGCGTATTGACACAGACTACGAGGATAACCGCATACAGTCGATAATAAACATTTTGCCGCATTACATTTACGAACGGACGGGCTACCCTGTAAATCGTCAAGACGAAGAGCCACTTTGTCATTTGTTGGAAACTTTTTTAATAGTCGAATTTTTTCTGCCAGATGAATCAAATTCTGCGCGAGG